GGTGATAACACCGTCTCCGTCGTCGGTTAGCGATCCGTTGGGTACGTTGATAGTAGCCACCGAGAGTACGTCGGGGCTTCCGTCGAGCTCTTTGACGCGGAGCAGCCCACGAGCTTTGTACGCCGTAGGAGGGGTGCCGTCGGGTTCTACTCCTGTGATTGGGGCGTTGCATGAGTCGTAGGCGTAGGGGACGGAGATAGCGATGTCGAGGAGACACCCTGCGAGGGCGTTAGAGTTCTCCTCTTCCAATGGAGTCACCGAAGCATTTACGAGGTCGTATTTGTATCCAAACTGGAAGATGTTACCTCCGTTCTGGATGTCGGCAAGGATGTCCTCTGCTACCTGCTCTGCGTCCGAGATGCTTTCCTTTTGAAAGCCTACCTTGTCGGCCTCGCTAGGAGGAAGAGAAAGGATATACACCTCCAAGTTGTAGGTCTTGGCCTTGGGGCTGTTGTAGTCCCCTCCCGTATACACCAGGTGGAGGAGGGGGTACTGCTCGAACTTGTCGAGGTCTACGTCAGCCGGAGAGCCATAGGAGAACGTCTTGAGGAAGTAGTGATTGTCTACGAACTCTTGGAACTTGGAGACGATGTTATTAAAGGTGATCATTTGGCTTCTGTCTTTCTCTTGTATTCGAGGTCTTTCAGGAAGGCGAGGTGCGTGAAGACGTGGCCGACCGTGAGCCGCGTGACTGCATCAATTTTGAGAACGTCCTCACCAGCCAGCGAGAAGAGTGCAGGATACCATCCCCACTTGGAATAGAATGGATCGCCTGAATCGCCTTCTCCGTCAAAGAGGACTTCAAAGTGCTCAGCAGTTCGCGCTCGGTAGTCCAAAAAAAAAGCAGGGCACCAGCCACGGCGGGAGCGGGCATATCGAGGAAAGGCGTCGCGTCCTCCTTGGCCGTATAGTCCTCGATGGCGTACTTGTCTCCCCACTTCTGCGTGATGGGTCGGTAGAGGATAGCCATAGCCTTGTCAGCCGTCTTCCAGAAGTCCTTGGTGTACGTCTCCATATCAATCCACTCACCCGCGCTAAATGCTTCCCAGTCGGGGATGAAGCCGTACTCTACCCCGTCGAGGGTGATGGTCTTCTCGTGCTTGGACACTTCGCGAGCGAGCAGGGAGTCGATGTGGTTGGAGGCTTCTACGAGGAGGGCCTGCGGCATCTTGCGGAGCTCGGCGAAAGGTTTGCCCGTGACGACTTGTACCCTCTTGATCGGGTCGTCTGTCGTCTCCAGCACCTGGAGGTGTCGCAGGGTGAGGTCGGAGTAATTGGCGGGAAGGCGTAGCTCCATATTCTTATAAGTTGAAAAGGTGGGTTTTCTGAAGTTATCCGAGGGCATACTTCCCGAAGTTCGGGTTCGTCTGGTTCCACGTTATGGCGTAGCGGCTGGCGTCTACGAAGTGATTAAAGGCGTCCACGGGCTCGTTCAGTTGGCGACCGTTCTTGTCCTCCTTGTACTTGTAGTTCCGCAGCTCCTTGATTCCGTTCACGCTGCGCTCTGTGATAAGGAGAGGACGGGAGCGCAGAAAGTCGATACCACTCCGCACCGAGTCGGGTCCCTTCCTTGCGGGGTGGATGTTGAATCCGTGGCCGTGTATCTCGTCAATCGACTTGGGCTCTGCTGAGTCTGCCACGATCATAGCCTTGCCTATCTCGGCATCTCGTAAGGTTTGGGCGATGGCGGAGTTGGTGAGGCCCGTCGCATAGCACACCTCGTCCAGACAGAATCCGTGGCCGTCGGTGTAGACCTTCACAATCGCGGTGGGGTCGTTGGTGTATCCGAAGTCGAGTCCAAGGGTAAGGAGCTTCCATCCGTCGGGCACTTGGGGTACTGTCTTCCAATGCGTGAGAATAGTGGCGCGGGAGACGCCACGTTCCCCGAGTCCGTACACCCTCCAGTAGTCGGGGTCGGCTTCTTGTAGTCGCTCAATCTCTTGAATGGTGGACGCGGGGAGGAAGGGGTTGTCCTTGTAGGTTGTTTGGAAGAACTCATGGTCGTCGCGGGTGAGAACGTGGTCGTATATCCAATGGAACTCGTCGGAGGGGTTGTAGTCGATGATGGCTCTCCCGGTTGTGCGGAGCATAAGCTGCCGCCAATCTTCGAGGGTGAGCTCGTTGGCTTCGTTCACAAAGAGGATGTCTCTCTTGCGTCCCCTGACCTTCTGGGGCTGGTCAACCGAGATGAACTCCACGAGGTTTCCAAAGAGGATGTACGTCGCTTCGCTCTTGTTGTGGAGCTCTACGTTGTAGATATCCTCCCGTTCGAGTATCTCAAAAAAGTCCCGCATAACCGACGCCCTGATCGCGGGGAAGGTCTTGCGGGCGATGGTGATGACGGCCCCGGCATTCTCGTTGCGGTGGCACAGCTCGATGAGAGCCGTGAGGATGGAGTATGTCTTCCCGCTCCGCGTGCCTCCTTGGTGTACTTGGACCTTGGCGGGCGAGTTTTTGACGTGGTAGTATGTGGCGGGCTGTCTCAACTCACGGTGGAGTCGTCACCCGTAAACCACGACAGCGGCTTCTTCTCGGCTACCTCAATCTCTTGTCGCTCGATGTATCCTCGGACCTTGCCTTTGGTCTTCAGGAAGAAGATGGTGGCGGCTGGGTTGCCTTCCTTGATGAGCTTGTGGAGGTGTGATTCTGCGAAGTCGAGCACCCGCCCATCGATAGCTTGGACGGCCTGCTTGTAGTCGGGGTCATCCTTCATCCATTGATAGTGGGTAGTCCTCCCGATGCCTACCGCATTGCAGGCTGTCGTCACGATGCCCAGCGAACGCTCCAAGGCTTCGAGCATCTGGTCTTTTTTGGTGTTCGTCCTGTTCTGTTTTACTGCTTCCATAGCTCTGCCTTTTTACCTGTGAAGTCCTCCCATCGCTTGACGATGACGTCGCAGTATTTGGGGTCGAGTTCCATGCCGTAGCATTTGCGCCCCGTCTTTTCCGCCGCAATAAATGCCGAACCGCCACCCGCGAATGGGTCGACGATGTTTTCCGACTCTACTTGCCGCAGTAGCGTTTCAAGTAATTCGACCGGCTTAGGTGTTGCGTGTTCGGCTTCTCTGTCCCTCTTGCATTGTATAACGTTTGGGGTTTTTCCGTCGCCAATTTTCCCGGCCAACCTTGACCCAAACAAACACAACTCGTGTTGATTTCTAAAGGGCATGCCCATGCCCATCTGTACCTTGTCCCAAACAATCATATTTCGCACTCGGTAGCCGTTGCCCTCTGATAAATCGAAGTTATTTATCCACATCTTCCAATCGCAAAAGACAAAAATCGTGTGCGCTGATTTGAATTGCGAAAGCACCGCACTCATTAGGCGTTCATAGCCCCGCGTGGAAAGGTTGTCATTTTCAATTTTCTTTTGACCTCTTGCGCCAATGCTTCCGGAGGTTTTCCCGCTTTCTTGAAATCCGCCTGAAGAATAAGGTGGGTCGGTCAAAATAATTTCGGGCTCGGTTCCATTCATAAGCAATGCAACATGCTCGGCTTTCGTAGAGTCCCCACACAGTAAGCGGTGGTCTCCTAATATCCAAAGGTCGCCGGGTTTGGTGGTTGGCTCCTCCGGTACTTCGGGCACGTCGTCGGGGTCGGTGAGTCCTTCGGTTGGTTCATCTTCAAACGGGATGTCCAAGCCCCAGTCGTCGAGTTCTTCGGCGTCCCATTCGTTGGCGAGCGTATCCCAGTCCCACTCCCCGAAGGCGAGGTTATCCTTGATGATGAACTCCTTGTGCTTGGCTTCCTCCCATGTGGCGACGTAGACGGGCACCTCGGTAAGCCCTGCAAGCTGGGCGGCCTTCAGTCTCATGTTACCCCCCAAGACCACGAAGTCGGGGTCTACTACGATGGGACGTGCTTCGAGCATCTCGGGAAACTCCCGAAGGCTCTTCACGAGCTTGTCGAGTTGGTCCTTGCGAATGGCCCGAGGGTTATTCGGATTCGTCCTCAGCTTCTTGATCGCGGTACTGGTCGGCTGCATTGAGTATGTTTCGTAGTGTTTCTCGTATGTGGTAGTCATTGACGGCAAGGTTGAGAAGTATCTCCCAGCTCTCCACGTCTTTGTGGAAGACCCCAAAGGATGCGGTTTGATTTTGGACCCCAGAGGGGAGGATGACTTCGTCGGTCTTGGTCACCTTCATGGTGAAGACGAGGAAGTCGTCGCTCTCGTTGAGCATCCTTTTGACTTTGCGTAGGGTCATTCTGTACTTGATGTTTCTTTCCGCCTTTGTGGTGCGGATTCTGGGTTAATGATGTCAAAAGGCATCTTGACATCTTGACGTCACGTCTTGTGATGTCATGCGTTGAGGAATTGGTGGTAGCGTTGGCGGTATCCCCTTTCGAGGTAGATAAGCTCGTTGCACCGCTTTACGGAATATACGCTTGTGGTATGGTTGGCGCGTTGTAGGGTCTTCGCGATTTCAGGGTAACTAAATCCACAGTCGCGGAGGTACTTGCTTACCATGTGGCGGGTGTCGGCTACCTGCCCCCTGCGGTCGCGGGCGATAATCGTTCCCCAATCGAGCCCCATAGCTTCGACACCTCTACGGCATCGCTCAAGGGCTACCCTCTTATCGTAGCTCTTATCATGCAAAGAGCCTACGTTGAGCCAGAGGCTGGCGGTCATTTTTTGGTCCATTGCTTGGCGCATACTGCTACTCTTTGGCGTTCGTTGGGGTATTCTGCTTTCATGGTGTCGTCGTCCATACACCGGGTGATGAATTCGGACATCGTTTCGAGAGGTTCAGGTTTGGGAATCGGCATTTTTGACAAGTGTTTCGAGTTCTTTCATGAGTTTGCTGTTGCATGGACCACACGATCCAGCCGCCTTTCCCGCTCCGAGGTATTTGTTGGCGAGCATGGTAAGCTCTCCCGTCGTTCGGAGCTTGTTGTCGCGGGTCAAAAATTCGCGTATCTGGTCCACGTCTTTCGAGGTTATCGTAGCCTCCCACTTACCCAGGGGGCAAGAGGCGGTCTTGAGTCGTGTCTTGGTGGGCATATGACAGCCGCAGAGAGGGGAGTCGGTGAATGCTTCCTTCACGAGGGGTCCGCAGCTTCGCGTCTTCTCGACGTAGTGCTCGCACCCTTGACAGATAGACAGCCTTTCAGCCCTTAGATGAGCGTTGACGAATAACATCTCGGAGTTTCTTTTTGCTTTGTGAAATAGACTGGTACAAGACGTCGGCGTTTATGCCGCTCTCTTTCGAAAGCTCGGCCATACTCCACCCGTCAAGATATAACTCTAAAACGGTTCTGTCAAACCACGAGAGGTGATTTGCGAGGATGAAGGCTTCTTCCTTTCTTATGGCATCGGCGAGGTCGTAGTTGGAGACGTGGATATACTCTGGGGCATCGGTGATTTGGTACAGCTTACGGAAGCTGCCAGCGGAAAGATTCCACAACGACGTGTGAATATATCCGGGAAGGTTGTCTAAGATATTCTCGTTGTTGTTGAGAGCCTTGACGCAGGTGAGATAGGTGTGATGCAGGAGGTCGAGGTGGTCGCGGTGCAGCCTACGGGCGACCTGCATAAGGTCGTCGTAGTTGTCCGAGAAGTATTGGTCAAAGACCTTTCGTGCTCCGGAGCTCATCGACTTTCCTTTTGTAGTGGTGGTAGAGTTTTTCCAGCTCGTCGCGCGTCCACTTGCGCGTCTGCTTCGAAGCGATCATTAGGTCCTCGGCTGTGCCGTCACCGTACAATCGGTCCAGCTCGATGGAGAACTTGTACTGCTCTCCCGAGCGGAAGCCGTTGCAGCGTTTGCACTGGAACTGGACGTTCTTCTCGTCCCAGCGGGTACTCATGCAGGCTCGGCTCATGAAGTGCCCCGCGTCTACCTCACCCCAGAAGCGGGAGGCTCCACACGTAAAGCACTCACCCATTCCCCTGTGGTCCGCTGCCCTCAGGCGGACGAACTGGCTGAACACCGTGTCCACCTTCTTCACCATCGCTGACCGAGTTGGGGTACGGGATGTGCTCCCACCGTCCGTTCTTGACCTGGACGCGCTTGATGTCTTTGGCCTTTTCGAGTTCCTTGTTTTCCTCTGCACGGCGTTTCTTGTAGTTTTTGTAGAGGGCGTCGAGCTGGTCGTCGGAGAGGCGATCGGGAGCGTGCTTCTTGAGCTCGTTCCAGTTGCCCTCCCTTACCGCTGCTCTCTCGCCTTCGTACTGCTGGAATATATCACAAAGCTCGGGAAGTTTCAAGCGTTCATATCCGGGGCGGTATTCGCCCGTCTTGAGGCGATGCATGATGATAGCCCACTCTTCGAGCTTCATAGCTGGGAACGCGTCGCGCAGGTGGTGTACCGCATCCAGGATGTCGCGGTCGGTCGTTATGCTTCGCGAGTAGTCGAGGTAGTTGAGCGTCTCCTTCAGGAGCAGGATCAGGGTAGCCTCGGTGTGGGCTGGGTTGATGCGGTAGGCGGCAAGTACGTTCGTGCCTTCAGCCCATGCCTTGGCCGGACTCATCCGCGAGCCGGCGGAGATGTTCTGCAATGAGGCTGCCGTCTGCCGGGCCAGAGCGTTGATTTTGTCTGTCATTCTTTTTGAATTGGTGTGAGCGTCGTATCCAGCCGCGGGCGGCGGCCTTCCAATCTTTTATGGGTTTGTTTCGTCCTTGGGTCCATCCGTTGGC